CCAAGCTACTTCCACTCCCTTAGCAACACCAGCATCGCAGGTCGTCCACTGTAAATCAGCACGACCTGTTGATTCTAACAAACTTTTCCGCCATTATGGCAGCCATTTAGCCGCGAGCACCCCAATTCACGGCGTTACTCAGACCAACAGGCTCGGCATTCAATACCGGGTCGGGCTGGGTGCTGCCGACAGGAAAGCCTGCCTGAAAGTGCCTTCGCCCACCGCGGCCATCGCTCAGACGTTCACGCCAAACGAAGTGACGTCAAGCACCATCGCATCGGTGGCGCGCAAGTATTCCAACTTCAGCGGCCAGTTCGACCGCGCCGACTTCTCAGGGCTCATCGCCCGCCTGGCTCAGTGTGTGGGAGTATATGCTCTCACATTCGAGCTCGACTTCAACGAGGTCAAAGGGCAGAAGCCGCTGAGCATTAGGACCCTATCTGTGCTCGACGACCCCGTGGCTGCTACTCCGGGAGCGCTGTTCATCCCCAGGGGCTTAGCAGACGCGGCCAAACCTGACGTGTTCAGTGCAATCGTCGCGGCGGCAAACTCGCTCGATTGTACTGTCATCACTGACATTTGCAGTGTTGACGCAAACAACAACGCACCCACCATCCGCACACCAAGTGGGTCGGAACTGGCTCTAGCCTGTTGGCAGGGAATCCACTTGCTACTCGCCCAGATGGATGAGAGCGATGCGGGCGCCATGGGGGCATATGCCCTCACATGTGGCCTCCATAGGGCCGTCACTGTCGTGGGACATACTGACGAAGGCGGTTATATCCGCGATGTGTTACGTGCTCAGAGCTTCGCGGTGCCTTATGGTGGGGTCTTTTGCGCCAATGCAGGGACGTTCACTGGCTTACCAATGCCAGATGTTACGTCCAACGACTCGTTTGTGGCAATTGTCGACGGGCTCTGTCTGTTGACAGCAGGGGTGTCAGCACTGTCTGACCCGCTGATCAGTTACAGAGGGCGGGACTACCCGACCATTCTAGCGGCCGTCAGCGCCAAGAAGTCGGGTGGCAAGGCATCCGAGTCGGTCGCGGCCTACAGTATTGAGCTGAGCTCGTCCGCTGCGGCCACATGTAGCGGTTTCGCCGACCTGTATGTCCGAAACCTTGCTAGGGCAGCGGGCGTGTCCGACGGTGGTCTCGATGTGGCTCGCGTGCACTTGGAAGCTAGCTTCGCTGCGCTCGCTGGCCAACCCAACCGCCACCTCAACCAAGCAGTAGTGGCACCATATTATTGGATCGAGCCCACTTCTCTAATCGATAGCCCGGCATCATTCGTGGGCCCGGCGCAGGAAGCAGGGTACGGTGTGTACACGGGCAAGCGAGACGCCACCACCTTGCAGTACTTTGAGAACATCAAAGTTGCGAGGGGGGGCTCTGCCATTGAACAGTGGTACTTCACCTGGCGTAGTGCGAGAACATGCGGTGCGGTCCTCTTCCACCGTTACAACAAATCTGACGGATTAGGGGCGCTACACATTAGGCAGGCGGCATATGACGGCTTCGCACTGCGAGGCGGTGCGCAGGAAGATGTCAGGATTTCTGTGGAGAGGGGTGCAGACCTGACCGAATACTTATGGGAGCGAGGAGATTGTTCGCTACCAGCGCCTGCGGAGCTGCTATACACAGGTGAGGCTATCGGTGCGCACGCAGTCAAGTGCACTATTGACTACGATACGTGGGATACGGCCGTCACCAACCTCAAGGACGCAGAGGAGGTTACCGTGGGGGTCACCGTACGAACCGGTGCGCCCAACTACATTGGGACTGGCGGACTGGGTGAACGCAACAAATGCGTACGCCGTGCACGGACAGCAGCGGCTGCATCACTGTCTGCAACGCGGATGGGAGCCCGCAAAATGGCGGACTGGCTAACTGGCTCCGAAGACATGGCCATAATGGGCGAGTCGCCTGTGGCATGGCTCACGGGTGACGACGTGCCCACTGTGAGCGGCGTGGTGAGGGCGGATGTAACCCCGCCCCCACCCCGACAAACCGCCAGGGGGGCACCAGCAGCAAAGGCAACGCTAATGGGGGCAGACCAGTTCCGCGCACCCCGGCCGCCTGGTCGACAAGACGTCGTTGTGACAGTGGCCAAGCAGCCCGTCCAAGAAGCAGCCCAGACCTCTGGCGCCACGCCAGCTGTTGTTGAAACCGACTCAGGGGAGGTGCAGCCCCTTCAAGCAGGCGGCGCTAGCAGTGCGCCCCCTGCGCAATGAGTGTCCCGTCACTCGCGGAGAGGCTGATTCAACGGTCAGCCTCTCTAGGAAGGCTTGGGGTCGCTATGCATCAGGCGGCCCCCCAGTTGCCGGATGACTTCTGCCGATGGGGCTTGGCCCGCCAGTATGCGTATGTCTACACATGCTACGCAAAGGAGGGCCCAGTTGCGGCGGCAGCGGTGTCGACACTGGCATGTGATGCCACGGTTCAAGTACCTTACAGCTTCGAACTGTGTCTGTGGACTGTAAGGAATGCGTATGAACTGCCTACTACCCCTGTCTATCAGGAGGTCGTTCACGAATGGAAAGATGGTGGTTTACCACCAAAGGATTGGTTACGTCTGAAAGCACATCCCGCAGCTGCTTCGAAGACTAATGTTTACTTCCGCCAACTGGTCCGATCGGCTCTTAAGTACGATCGTACAGCTTACACAAGCATGATGAGGTGGCGCAAGGAGCTGTGGGGGATGAGTAATGATCAAGGCTGTGCAGCTGTTATGTACGCCAGGGCCATTGAACCATATTACGGCGACGATGCATGGTCTATTGCGATCGCGGCGATTAAGCAGCCCGACAATGCCAAGGCTGTTAGCAGCAGCATTAAAGCGCTCGGCCAAGCCGCGGAGTTTGGAGGGGCTGTGCTCGCCGAAGCCAACTGTCTGTTAGGCAGAGGGGTGTCGCCAATTGACGTGGGCGCGGAGGCCACGTTGCGCGCTACCGGCCATGGAACACCAGCGCCCGACATCTTCCCTGACGATTTGCTGAGGTCGTGTATACGCGAGTTACTTCACGGAGAACTTGACATGGACAGACTCGAATTTAAGGACGTCAACGAATTTTGGGAGAATAGGTGGGCATGGTGCGTTAATGGCGGCCACTCCCGCTTAGCTGAGAAGCACGACAAAAGGTGGCTGGTCGCGTACAAGGGACAGGTGCATAGAAGGGTAGCAATAGAAAGCTGGAAGCTGAATCCGCTGCTTGAGTGGGACGGCAAGGTCTACGTGTCACCTAGTTCAAAACTAGAACACGGGAAGACTCGGTTGCTGCTGGCATGCGACACCGTGTCATACGTGGCTTTCGAGCACATAATGCAGGGCGTCGAGCGTGCATGGAAGGGCAGAAGGATAGTGCTGGACCCCG